CTTGGAGCTTCAATATAACTAGCATGATAGTGAAGAGCACCGTCTGTGATATCAGGTAATTCTTCTTGTCTCAAGAGAACATATTTTGCTAACTCTTGAGAATCTTCCCACAATCTTGATCCATCTCTTGGATCATCACCCTTGCCATCACAATACCATGAAAACTGGCAACGATCTCTTACTGGATATTGTTCGCCGTTTGAACCGGTATAATGAGGTCCATCATAAACTACTTCACAAACAGTATTTGGAAATCTATGTGAATCAACTCTATTCAATGTTACATGTGCAACGGCTAATTTTCCTGCGGTGCTTTCTATTGCAGCTTCGAAAAATATATTTTTAGCCATACACGTAATTTCTTTATCGTCTACTACAAGACTTTTTTGAATGACAGTATCAGCTATATCAACTAATCCACTTGTTGTTGTATTTTGTGGATGCATATAAAAAAAGTCACCCGTTATTATGGATGATTGTCCACCAATGCTTCCTGTCATAGCTGAAGCAGTGAATATAATCAGAAATAAAAGATATTTCTTCATTTCCCTCTTTTGATTAGGTTAACTCGTACCTTAAAACTTTTGCCTATTTCTTTTAGGGCTTTTTATAACAGTATCTACTGAACCTAATTGCGATGACTTAACGAAATCTTCAATATCAAAATCTGATTCTAAAATATCAGGTCCTAAAGGCCCTCGAAATTTTTTTACAGATTCATCCCAATTTAAAGTCATCACCGCATTTAATGGTTCAACAAATCTTGCTGTAACGGAACGAGGTATAGCTGAAGCAGTGTCGTAATCAATCCGCCGGATCTCGGCTTCTTTAATCGTTTCTACTCCTTCAGATATACGCTTAAAATTAACTATCCTATTTTCAAATTTGTATAAATCCATATATTATGGTAATATTTCTGGAAAAGTTTTTTTAACTAGTTTATATGTTAGGCCTCTATAGCGTAACTTTTTGTCTTTAACTTGAATTACAACTTCAGCCTCTTTAGGATGTAAACTTTCTAACATAGTGACAAAAAGTTGCTCTCTTCGTAATTGAGTAAGTCCGTCATGACCCCCTTCAATGTATAGATAAAATTTTCTAATATTGGGATATAGATATGTGGGATTGTACTCATCAGGAGAACCAATCGTTTTATACGGTGGTGCACCAGAAGGTAGAGCAAATTTTATATCTGGATGAAAGGCATATCTTAATAAGTCCTTTAGTGGATTTGATTCATTTTCCAATAAGACCTTTCTTCTAGCCTCAAAGGAATTAGCAGCCGCTACATTCTCAAATATTCGTGGAATACTTAATACACTCATAAATTAAAACTCCGATAAACTTTCTGTTAGGTTCTTTAATCTATGATTAATAAAATATGTAAGTAATCTTTTACGATCACCAACTGCGGTTGTTTCAAATTGTTTAGTTATATTTATACGAATTGATGTAGGTACTTCACTCAAATCAACTAACATCTTGTTTCTATTATAGTTTCTTAACATCTCAGCATCACAATACATGTCTGGATCTATCTCAAACCACGCATCTACTTTCTTCTTGGTTATTGGTTTCTGGCGCCTTCCTTCATCAACAAACACGTTATCATCAGACATAATATTTGGAACACCATCACCGACATCACCCTTTATAATTTTTTCATGAAGTGATTCCATAGCTTGTCCTTCAACGAACTTCTTTTGCATAGGAGAATATTGTCTAACATTAAATTGATGTAGTTGAACAAAATCTTTATCACTCGATAAAATCAAAGTTCTATCTTGCTTCAACCGTTTTCCATCAGACCCACACCCATTAACGTATTGTGCAATAATGTCATCAGCTTCCGCTTTGTCCGCTTGAATTACTTTATATGGAAACCATTCAGCCAACTCTTCTTTCAATTGATTTAAACATTCATAAAGATTGTCCCAATCTATCGGCGCTACTGCTCTAGTCTTTTTTCTTGAGGCCTTATAATTTGGGAAAATTTCTTTACGCCAAGATTTTCGATCATCACAACATAAAATCAATTCACCAAATTCACTTACAAACTTAGTTCTATATAGGCGTAATACATTTAATACAGCAGGTCTAATTACATCCATATCTACAGAAGTAAATTTGGATGCTGTCATGTATGAACCAATAAAGATTTGTGAAAAATCAACTAGCTGTGCCATCTTCTATTATCTCGTATTCAGCTTCTTCTTCCACTTCTTTTCGGATAGCTTCTTTTTGTGCTTGCACTTCAGGCGAGTCTTCTATAGCGTGTAAGAATTGTTGCCATTGGCCGGAACGTAAATCCCAATTATAAAACATATCAAAATAACTTCGTTGTATCTTCAAAAGATTTTGTACATCTTCATCCCAGAAATGTTCAATTGCACGGCCTAAAATGTGTCCATGTACTTGTGCATGTTTGTCATGGTCTTCTTCATATCCATACATCCACGGAAAGTTTGCTCCTGTTTCTGGCAATGCACCAAGATTAGGTACTACACCCAAACACCCAGCACTCATTGCTTCCATTAAAGTAATACAACTTGTTTCTTCATAGATACTTGGATATGCAAAAATATGTTGTGATTTCAACATCTCTCGTATTTCATCGTTTGAAACTGTACCATAATAATTGACACCATCCATCTCTTCAGCACGTTTATATATGTGCCTAAACTGTTCATCTAAATGTCCACGATCATATATCTTAAAACTGGAATATACGTTTAACTCTGCGTTCAGTCCTTCCTTGAGTTCTTTCCTCATAAACTCCCAAGCATTCAAAAGTACTTCCAACCCCCGATGAGGTGTAGAAAAATAACACACATTTATCTTACCATCTACTTTAGGTTTTTTGTGTTCCGGAATAGGATGAATTGCATTTTGAATTACTACACCTTTTTCATACGGAAATCCAAGATGTGTTCGAAATTGATTTTGTTGCCAATGACTAACAAATATTACTCGTTCAAATTGTTTCCAATTTTCTTTATCTTTTAGATGTTGTACTTCTCCATCATTTGCGAGATCATGTATCCAAAGGATTCGTTGCTTGTCACGTTCTAATCCTCTAACTCTTGTCATAATCCATTGAAACTTTTCTGTTAAGCCTGGTTCCCTTTTTTCCATTTCTGTAAAGAGCCATTTCTTCATAAGCTCTGTACCACCTATCGCTTTATCTGATACAGCATTTAATATTAAATCATCAGACCCCGTATCTACAACAAATTCCACTTCCTCATCTGGATTAGAAATTGATACTGTTTGTGATTTTGGTTCTTCTGGGGGAGTTCCTAAAGTATTGGGGCTTTCTTCGATGTTCACTGCTTTAACCATAATTCTCCATTTTAATTTACATTCACTATTATATAGGAATACCACAGGAGAGCAATATTGCTTTCGTAGTGAGAGAACGGTTTCTAAGTGTACCTAGCTGATTATACTAGGTGGAGAAAATGAAACCTCTACGATTACCCCTGTGGTATTTTTTAATACTACTTATATTATATCATGTATTATTAATTTGTCAAGTCCTCCGTAAATCTTTTATCTGTCATTGCTCCGATTATTTTTTTCTTTGTAAAGATACGCGGTGGTTTGTAATCCATCCACGTTCCATCTTTAACAAGTTTTTCAAGTTCTGTATAACACTCATCTGAACATACATAAACAGAATCTAATGGATTATTCCACCAATGACCAACATCATGTTTTGGCTTAATATGTGATGTATAACAATAAGAACAAATCATAAGCTAGCCGTAAATTGTTTATCAGTCTTTGCATGTATTGTTTTTACTGAACGATGGTAATTAGTTGTTTCCAATTCATTAGTCCACACTGCTTTAATATCAGGATAAAATACACCAACGGTTCTCTTTGGTGTACCATCTGGATAATATGCCATAGCAACACACTTAGGAATTACTTTATTCGTTTCATCTTGTCCGGAAAATAAACCAACCCAATCACCAGTACGAATATAATGTTCTATGTATCGGATATATGCTTTTTTATTATCTGCCATACTAAGAGAATGTTGTTTATCTTTTGGGGATATCTCTTTGTTTCGTGCACGTGCCTGAAGCATTGAAATCATTTCCTTATTATGTTTAATCCACATCTTAACATTTTTTAGGGAGTAAGGTTCTTCATCATCAAGACTCAAAACGTACTTACTAACATTTTTATATTCCGGCGGTTTCTTCTTCGCTCTCATTTCTGCGAGACGATTTTTCTGAGCTTCTTTTTGAGCTGCAGTAAGAACTCGTTTCTTTCTTAATTTTTTAATTTTATTTCGTGCCATTGTTTTTCTCTATTGAGTTGAACATTCAAAAGTGTGTTTACATTTTATTGCTAAAAGAAATTCTATTAATAAAGAACTTGTTAATTCCTTAGTAACTACTTCTTCGCCATTATCAATTATATATTTACCATTACCCATAGGATCAAATAGTATTAACTTATCATCTAAATAAAGTTTGTAATAACTACTCGTTAAAGTTACATCTGTATTATTATATTTAATTTTCCCATCAAACCCAATCCAAGATAATTCATTATATGAAATATTCCCTTCAGAGTCAACGACAAAATTATGTACACTTTCATCATCTTTGGTAATTTGTTTTTGAATAATATTTTTAGGATTACTATAGTTTACTTTATTAATAATATAACAAGAACCATCACCACAACCATAAGTACGATAATATAAATTAGTATTATTATCTGTTAAAATCTTTTTGTCTCTTGGGTAATTTTTTGGTGGTAGAGGACATTTTGCTTCTGTATCAGTTTCATGTAGAGATACACCTAATTTGTAAACCAAGCCAGTATCTTTATTTGTAAGATAACAAGAGGTTGGAGTATCTACACTACTTCCAAAACTAAATACTAAATAATTTTCATCTACAACATCTATAGCTATTGGTGAATTGATAATCGTGTGGGTTTTATTATCTGAGTCTTTATATTCAACTTCCTCAACTACGCCATCATCAGTAATTTTAAATATTTTATTTTCTGCCTTACCACCATAACCCCTTGAACTTGTCCTACTAGTTGGACTACTTATATACAAAGATTTAGCATTGGTAATATCTATATATTGTAAATCGTTTGTTTTAGATGAAGTGGTTGTATCAGAATATTCTTCTGGCACATCTGCACAAGATGCAACTATACATGCAGTTAATAAAGTGTAAATAATATTTTTCATTGTTTCTCTCATTATAAAATAAAGTGAGCTAAAAAACCAGCGTTCGCATTTCAGCTGGGGAAAACTCGCCCACGTAGTTTTTTTAAAAGGTTGAGAGTTGGATTTGAACCAACGCCGACAATTCACCCTCAAGTGAATCTAGTTCCCCATATATTCCACAAAGGACATATTCATAGGTTTGCTCTCCCTGACTGAGCTCTACCTCAACCCTAATTTTATAATAGTCCGTTATAAATGTATATGTCTAAAAAATACCAACCTGAATCTGGTAAATCTATCCATCTCAAAAAGCGAAGGAAATCATAATACCAAAAACTCATTCCGGCAAAAAAGGAAAGATAAGTAGTTAACATAAAAAGTAAAATACTTATTCCAATAATTTTTATACTCATTACCATATTAACCTATTCCCGTCCAACGAACATCAATAACTCCTCGTCCATCAAGGACATTTCCTCTGGCAAAGTTCCTTGCTGGTGCTGCCCATCCGGCGGCCTTCAACATATCACCTTCACGGAATTTCTTGTCTCCAGCCTTTACAATAAAACCTTTAACAGACACTTGAGAACCACTACCATTACTACCAGTAATTTTCCAGTACCTACGATTTTCCTCGACCTTAAGTCCGTTACAATAATTTTCAGTCATCTCTTTTTCAATATCTGGATTAGAAAACGAGCCCCTGCCTTTGGCAGCATAAGTCCATCGTTTGTAATCTTCTCTCATTGCTTCTAAAACTTTTTCAATTTCATTTCTCATATTGCCCCCATATCACTAAGGTAATTTTCTAATACATAATAACTATCTAGCTCTTCTGGACGTGTATCTTCATCCATCTCTATTCCGGCTCCATGAGCCTCAAAATATGAACTAACGAGTTCTTCTAAACTTCTGTTTAGACTCAAATCAATCCCCTCTCCTGTTATCATTGTTATAGTCATTGTTTCTCTCATTCTAAATTTGTTGGCCCAACATGTTCACCGCTCATACACAGAACAAGCAGTAGGAGCCGGGCCGTTCCCATTATCAAGGGATGCATTTGTTAAAAAAGTGAAGTGTACATCCCTGTGTGGGCTGTAAACATATCTGTCAACATATCATTGTATATGTTGTTGTATTCTGTCACCGACTTCTCTTCAAACTTCCTAGTCAACTTACAGAATTTCATATCGTAAGTGTCCATTGAATTCAATGTGATTTTCAGGTAGTTCGAATTTGAACTATTTCGACCAATCCTCATTGACAAAGAGTTTTCATCTCCTGCGAGATTCTTAGCTCCTGTCATCATACGGAATTTATTTCCGCCTAGTGTTTTTAAAATTGTTTCTGCTACTATCAAATTACTCATAATCTCTCTCTATACTAAATCAATATGTTCGGTGATCACCATTCGACCACCAGTTTTCCAATGTTTGATAAATCCAACAATGTCATCTTCGTATCTCATAACGTGTTCGGCGAATCCCATTGTTCCGTCTGAACATTCATAAAAGAGTCTTATTCTACACATAATATTTACGGGCCTTTCTAAACCACTCACTATATCGTTTACTTTTTTCTTTACTGATTTTCTTATAGACTTTCATAATCTTTTCTCATTCTCTAGTTATATTATACCATAACTGGATCAGGAAGTCAAGTGTTTATTCAAACTTTTTTTAGAATCTCATAGAAGGTGGTGCAGACAATACTACATCCATACCCTCACAAGTGGCTGTGAAGTCATGGCCAAGTGCCTTGAGTTCTTCCACCAGTATCCACTTACGATCTCTGAGAATACTTACTTTTTCTTCAGCCTCAGCAAGGTTCTCGGAGACTCCTCTGAGTTCTGCCAATTTAAATTCTCTTGCGTGTTTCACTTCTTTTTCAAGTGCGTGGTTCAAACTTGTATTCATAATATCTCTCGTTAAAAGTTAATCTCTCATTTTACAGGTCCATTATACCACAACTGGCCCAGGAAGTCAAGTGTTTATTCGAAATTAATTCCTAATTCTTTTTCAATTTCTGTCCACTTAATCAAGAACCTCGCCAGTAATCCCTTCTCTCTACCGTATGCCTCAATTTCGTAGGGGAGTTCAAAGTATTCTTCGTAAGTTGTTGAATCACTAGTCAAAACAGACTTTCTCCAACAAAGCCCTCTTTTTCTCATCATCAATTCTCCTGTAAGGTATTGCTTAACATGAACCATTTCGTGGGCTAGTGTCTTGAGAATTTCGTGTGCCCATTCAGTAGCATCACGCTCTCTACCATAATCATCTATCTCTGCTCGATGATGATCAATGATAACTTTGAAATCTCTTGGTCGGTAGGGATTGGCATAATCTTCCAACATGGCTTCGCCACCTTCGCAATGATGCTTTAGGTGAACGTTGATGGAAACATTATTTCTCAATCGTGTGGAGGGAACTAATTTAGACATGGCGAACTCAGTCATTGCATAGAGTGCAACTCTAAGTTTTGTGTCAATCATTCTTGCTTTAATATTTACTCTCATAATTTCTCTCAAATTTTTAGGAGACTCAGGAAGGGTTCGAACCCACAATTTCAACCATGCCACGAGGCTGAGCCACAAGATTGTTTCAACTGATCAAGTATCAACGGTGTTGGTGATCAAACCAAACACACTATCTTTTTTTCTTCTGAGAAAGACTGAATCCCTTGTGAGCCGTTTGCAATCAAACTCAACCATTCGCTTTCTTTCTCATCCTTAGAAAATGAACACCATAGTAGTTATCCGTATTTTACTAATCTACTTTGTAAGGGTCTATGGTTGCTACAGTAGTAATAAGTACACTCTGTAATCGGGCGGTATTCACCTCATTCTTCCCTCATTCTCTACTTATATTATACCACAACTAGATCAGGATGTCAAGTATTTATAGCAAATTCTTTTTTAGAGGGTGGTTTATATTCTTTTTGTAATATACCTTCAAAAAAGAACTCACATGGAATATTTTGATTTACGTATTTCTGATATATATCTTCTGCCTGCTTTTTGGTGGGAGATTGAAATTGAGCGGATGCAGTTTCAACTTGATATCGTGGAATTTCTAAAGAAAAGGTCATGGGAGTCCTTTTATAATTTGGTTATATTGGGGCTACTGGATCTTCAAACTCAAATTCTAACTGTTTATACTTACTTTGTTTTTTTTCATATTCCCGTATTCGTTCTTCTTCTTTCTCATCATAGAGAGAGTCTTCTATTTTATAATAATACATTATTCTCCTTGACTATGGGATTGTCACAGAGGGCGCCCCTACCACCGGAGGATAAGAGCGCCTTGTTAAAATGAACTTCTTCCACTTCGTTATCACTATACGGCAAAACGTTGGTCATACAATACTTCTGTCAATTTGTATATTCGTGCCGCTTCATGTTTACTACGAAACATCTCTTTCGCAGTATCTAAGTCTTCCGCCTCATACTTCTCATGACCAGTGTGCCATGGCGGAACGGTGGTTTCGTAATCCACCTCAAAATTTCTCATGTGGGTTTAAAGGTTTCTCCTTTTCTTCATGGGATTAAAAAGGAACATAGCAAAAGGAATCATCACTTAGGGGGTCATCATATACCCTATATATAATTTTTCTCATTTCCATTCAGGACCAAAAATCCAAGTAACCAAAGAATATCTATTTCCTTTCTCAACTGGTGTTACGCAATGATTACAGTAAGCAGGAAATGCAATTATTTTCCCTGGAGCTTCTTCTATTGTTTCAACAAATACAGAGGGGGATTTTACATCTTCTTTATTTTCTATAAATTGATTTATAGTGTTAACTAGAAAATGTCCACCCTTTTTTGCTGGCTTAAGAAAAAGACTAAAAGCTAATTTCCGATTCTCACCCTCAAAATTTATATGTCCATCGGCATGCCATTGAAAATAACTTTCTCCCTCATCCCACCTTGCTAATTGCATAGTCATTCTATTATGATTAAGATCAAACCTAAAATGATTATTAGCTTTTATTGCCAACTTATACATAGTGTTTGAAATCATTCTTTCAGTAGTATTTTTTTCATCGTGAAAATTCCATACACGATTTTTACATTTCATACCACACTCTCTATCTCTTTCTCCCGATTCCACATCACGCTTGAATTTTTCAACTCTATCTGCTGAATAATCATAGAGGGCATAATCTATATCTCCAAGGCTTGCTTCATCTTCAAGATATTTTATAACCTCATCGACAAATTCTGGTGAAACTTCATCTTCCCATATAGTAGGTTTTAACGACATTTTTATCTCCACTCAGGGCCAAAAATCCATGCAACTAAAGAATATCTATTTCCCTTTTCAACGGGTGTTACACAATGATTGTAATAACTAGGAAACGCTATTACTCCACCTTTTTCTTCCTTTATTTTTTTAGAGGGTAAATAAGGTAAATAAATTTCTTTATTATTGGGTTTAATTTCCCAACCATTTTGAATTAAAAGTTTCCCACCTTTTTCTGCTGGTTGAAGGAAAACACTAAAAGATAATTTTCGATGTTTCTGTTCAAAGTTTATATGGTCATCGGCATGCCAACCAAATTGAGCTTTTTTATTTTCCGCATACTTCGCAACTTGACAAATCATAAAATTATGGTCAAGATCAAATCCAAAAAAATCATTTGCATGGATTCCCAACTTATACATAATGTTTGAAATTGTTCTTTCAATCTCGTTTGATTCTTCGTGAAAATTCCATAATTTAATTTTGCCTGTCATTGCACATTTGTCGTATCTGGCTTGGCCGCCCTTTGTAAAGCCAGCATGAGCATTTTTAAGATCAACTTCATCAGTATATTTTATAACCTCATCGATAAAATCTAGAGGAAGGGTATCTTCCCAAAAATTAGGCTTCAACATACTATCTCCATTCTGGGCCCCATATCCATGTAATTAAAACATATCGATTACCTTCTTCGACAGGGGTTACACAATGATTGTAGTAAGAAGGAAATGATATTACTTTACCTGGTGTCTGTTCTATCTCTTGGATAGGAAGAGTTAATGATGTAATGTCTGTAGACTTTGGCCAGACTTCCCACCCCTCTTGAATAAAAAACTTTCCACCTTTCTTCGCAGGTTTAAGGCAAACAGTAAAAGATAATTTTCTAGATGATGGATCTTGAAAGGTCATGTGTCCATCAACATGCCAATCAAAATGAGCATTTTCTTCTGGCATATATTTTGCTAGGAAACAAGTCATGTGATTAAAATCAAGATCAAATCCATATACGTTATTAGCACTCACAGATTTTTTATACATCGTATTCGAAATCATTCTTTCGATATCGTTTTCTTCTTTATGAAAATTCCAATGTTTGAATCTTAAGGTAGGTATCGGTACTACTGGCTTCCCACTCCTAACTTGACCCTCATAAGAGTTATTAAGTTCTTCTAGTTTGTCTTTTGCTTCTTGACCTTCTAGGCTGAACTGTTGCTCTACTATACTCAGATAGTAATCGTAAGAAGTTTTATCAAGTTCTGAGTCATCAATATATTTTATAACTGCATCAACAAATTCAGGTGAAACTTGATCTTCGAAAAAGTCAGGCTTTATGGACGACATTTTTTAATACCCTTTTCAATTTATCAATTTTGTTTATATGTTGTTTCCATTCATGACTCGTATCTACCTTATATAAACGATCTGCACCATGTGAATAAAGAATCCTATAATTAAGATCTAAATTTTTCATAAAGGTGTAAGCTTGAGTATCATGCATCTCTATGTACATAATAGGTTTATGTTTTCTTATTGTATTTTCAGCACCTTGTAAAACTCTGAGCTCAAACCATTCAACATCTATCTTCATAAAATCAATTTGATCGAATTCATAACTATCCAATGTTCTAGTCTCAACTTCTAATTCTGGAAAATTTTCCCATCCGGGCTGAACCCATCTATCGCCTGTTCTTTGGTTAAATACTTCATGTACGAGTGATGCCATTCCAGTATTAGTAGTATCTGGTACTTTCATTGTAGCAGTTCCATTCTCATGACCAAGTGCTACTGTATTCAATGTACTAACATTTCCCCATTCACTCCGTTCATCGGTAAACGATAACATATTCTGTTTCCAACATTCGATGTGTTTAGGAACTGGCTCAAAGGCTATAACATTTTTAAATCTTTTTGCTAACCTCGTAGACCAAATACCTACGTGAGCTCCGATGTCAAGTGCTACATCCCAGTTAGATATGTGAGACATCACATTATTAAATTCAACTTGTTCATAATCTCCACCCCACCTAATCCAATCATCATCATCAGGAATCCATATCC